GTGGGGAGTCCTCTACTACTTTTCATTTTTTGTCACCTTTATATTCTTTATTTCAAATCCGTCTATGTCATAAAATGCATCTTCAACGAGTTCTTGTATATCATGTTCATGGTTGTCTTCATCAACAGGTAAGATGTTCTCTTCCTCATCTACATCTACAGTCATAAATATTTTAAATTTCATGCCACTAAATCCTCTAAGTAAGGAGGCTTGTAATTTGGTCCTTTCATTACTTTACCGTCTTCTCTATAGATAGGATTACCATCCTCGTCTAGCTTAGACATATTGGATGCGTGTACTCTATTGAAAGCTTCCTGTACAGGCAATCCTAATGCTACTGCCATACCTGACAAGACGTACTGAAGATCGCAGAGTTCTTTCAGCAGGTTTGCTTTTAAGTTAGTAGAAGGTTTTCTTCCTCTAGCTATATCTAAAGAAACAGAGTTAACTTCAACTTTTAATTCTTCTAATTCTTCATCTAATAGTTTTAATCTTAATTGAAGTAAATCTAATCCCCAATTCTCATCTACAGGGTGACTGAACTTTTTATTAAATTCAGCCACCTGATCTTCTCTAGTTTTATAATTCATAATCATATGCTCTCCACTTCTTTTATTAATCTATCTAAGTAAAACTTAGCTTTTTCTAAATCCTCGACACCGCCTTTGTAACGGTATCTCCAGACATACTTTAGTATGTTCCCTTGTAAGTAGTATCCGTATCCTTCATTAGTAGCTGCTCGTATAGCATCAATACATTCTATATTAGCTTTGTTATAATGAGGAGGGTGGTTTACCATGTCTTCTGCCATTAAGCTTCTCCATCTGATGGGGTTGCAAAGTTAAGTCTGTATACGTTACCTTCCTTCTTGAGGACTTCAGGCTTTCTTGATACTTTCTTTTCAGTCTCTTCTAGCTCTGCTAATTCATCATATATTCTATCTAATTTAGTTCGGTGCTTCCATACTGATTTTAAGAAATTATCATCTGTTTCTAGCAGATTAACACAGGTTGTCAATAGTGTTATCATATTATACATTTGATCATGGGTCTTTTTATCGTAGCCGTTATTTTCCTCGTAGTGTGCAGATATATCTACATCCCCTGTCCATAGACCATGCTCATTATCTTCTAATGTAAATACTAATGCGTATTGTTTATTTGATAGTTTCATTATACATCCTTCCGTGGTGTTTTTAATCGGATAACCGATAGTTTTATCTCTTTTCCCTTTTCTGTCAACCATTCTTTTGGAATAATTCTATGATTAGCTAAAAAATTGTTTTTCTCACACCACTGTGCATATGTGGTCTTGCTTCCTTTATATAGCTTTGCATATAAGTTAGTAAACACAAAACGAATGTCAAGTTCAGGGTGTTGTTTTTGAACTTGTAAATGTTTTCGCCTATCTTCTGAATCAAATACTCCTTTCGTTTCTATTATAATTCCATTGTCTAATGTAAAGTCTGGGGTGTACGTTCTGTACCTGAGATCCTCCCACTCAATCTTGAGCTTCTCATACCTGACTTTCTTTTGCTTAGTCTTTAAGAACTCAGCTACGTTCTTCTCAAGACCACTTCTGTATCTACCTTTAAAGTGTCTGCGTTTCACCTTTTAACTCCACATATTCTACTAAAGGTTTTATGGAAGCCTTAGATACTTTTGAAGGCAATTCTCTTAATGTACTCCAACAATCTTTTTTATAAGGGCAGAACTTACAGCCATTAGGGAGTACCTTATTACCTGAAGATACATTTCGATACGTTTCAAAAGAAGCTGTGTAGCATCTCTTAAAAGGTTGATCGGTATCTAAGTATTCTATTGTATCCTCTATACTCTTCATAGTTTTTTCTGTGTCTATGTTTTCAGCAGATACATATTTAAAATCTCCGTTGGCTTTGTTTATAACCCACCAACCTCCTACTTTTTTTCCTATAGCTTTTGCGTACCCTGCAAGCTGAGATACATATCCGAAGCTGTCATCTTGAGCAAGCGAATAAAAAGAATCAAACTTATTCTTAAATGACCAAGGAGATGCTGACTTAATATCATCTACTGTATCTCCTATAGTAAGATCGTATTCTCCTGATATAGTTTTGTCTTTTACTTTAAGGGTGCAAGTACCGCTGTCAGAAAACTCTACCTTAGATTCTCGCATGATTCCTTTGAATACAGCTTCAACTAAATCTCCTAGTACCATATTCATCAGGAAGTTAGAGGGTAGAGCCTCTGCAACGTCAGGCTTATTTTTAGCGTACCATAGTTGACATGTCGGCTTTCCTATGTTCGACATCCTAAGTTTAAAATCTTTTCTGCTCCCCCCTGCAAATTGACGCAACAGAGAAGCTCTAATGTCGGAGGTAATCTTATCTAAATTATCTTCAGATATATATCCCTTGCCTTTCATTACTTTACTTAAATAACTGTGTATTGCCAATTCTGCAGGGTGGTTCATAGCTTAACCCTCCGACAATTCGTCAGAGTCGATGAAACCTTCAACCAACTCTTGATCGTCTTTATCCATTTTCGCAGAACTCTTTTCGTTGTACTGCTCCATGATATAGGAGTTATAATTTGTTACCCAATCAGAGAAGTCTTGCAGATGCTTTGGATCGTCATCAGCAATCTCAATAGTGTCTGAACTCAGGTCAGCTACTACTGTGTAATAACTATCTCCGTTAGGTAGAGGGTTAGCCTTTGAAGTAAAGTCAATCGAATGTTGAATCGGTAGATGCCTCTTCTTAGCGAGAAGATTAAATGGCTCTCCTGACGTTTTGAATGACGTTCTATTATCAACTTCATAGATAATTGGAATAGTCATATCCTCAACATCCTTGACTGTGCCGCCTTCCACGACAACACCTCCAGTAAGATTCGCCATACCGAAGATGGCTCTCACTCTCTTGATCTGTTTAATCAGTTCCTGAGTTTTTGGAGGGAGTGCTTTAAAATCCTGTATCCATCCTGCAGGTTTACCACAGTTGAATCCACCAGAATTGTCGTGAAGGTCGTTGTTCAGACTGTCAGCCATAACAGTCTTTACGAAGTCACCTCTCTTACCACTATCAGGGTCTTTAGAGGCAACAAAACGCTTATACATATACCTTTGCATAAAAGGTCTGATGTTAAGTTTACTTACATAAACTAATCGCTCATCAGGAAGGGTGACTGAGTAGCTACCTGCTTCTACAATCTCCATATTTTTCATCTTACCTGCTACTTCTTGCTGACCCATAACAGGTTTATGCAACAACTTAACACGAGCAAGTTGAGATGTCTTTTTCTCCGCATCACCAGAGGTTTGAGGTATACCCATAAACTTAGCCATTTCGCCATAGTTTACAGAACCTGTAGATGTTACTAAATTATTTTCCATGCGCTATACATCCTTTGTTTCTAGCCAATTTGGTCCTATTTTTGCCTCCAATAAAAGAGGTACATTGAAGTCGATACTATAGTAATCATTAATAATACTTGATAAGTTATCATTTAAATATCCTACTGTTTCAATTACCTGTTCAACCTCATCAGGGTGAACATCAACGACTATCGAATCGTGTACAGTATTTACCACACATGACAAATACTTGTCAAGTCTTTTTTCAAATTCCAGTAAAATAATTGTAACTATATCACCTGTGGCGAATCCTTGTACAGGATAGTTCTTTATCATGGTGTAATTTGACACTGTGCCATTATATCTCCTTTCCATATTTTCAAATTCATATTGTCTACCTGATGGTGTGACAATTCTGTTCGTAGTCATAGCTTCTCTGGCTAAACTCTTATGCCATCTTGCTATCCCTTTATACTTCTCATTAAAATGAGTGTAGTATGCCGCTTCTGCAGGACTCCTGCCGTACCCACTAGCACCGTACAGAGGTGCAAATGTATGTGCCTTGGCATCCTGTCGTGATGTAGGCTGTCCTGCGTTACTAATAACTTTGGCTGTATAACTATGTACATCAAAGCCTGTCTTAACTTCATCAATAGCTGTATCGTCCTGACTAAGATAAGCAGCTACCCTAAACTCTAGCTGTGCAAAGTCAGCCTCAAGTATGTGTCCTCCCTCCCATCTGGAAACGAACACCCTCTTAACAGGAAACGTATTTCCTCTAGGCATATTCTGCATATTAGGATTACGTCCAGAGAAACGTCCTGTCGAGGTGACATGCTGTGTCAATCCTACATGCAGTAATCCATCAGCTTTTGTGAATACATCAATTCCATTTACGAAAGACGATAGGTAGCTATCTAAAGCTGATAACCTGCGTAAGTCCTTGAGAAAGTCCTGTTGCATAGTCAGGTTCTTAGATTTAGCTAGGTCTTCTAGCTTCTCTATATTCTGTTTAGAGGTAGAAAAACCATTAGCACTTACCCATTTCTTACTAGGTGGCTTAAACTTTAAACCTGCTATAGCTTTAGTATTCCTGAGAAGATACCCTCGTGTATCACATTCCTTACACCTGTTAGGCTTTTTAAATAGTGATCCGTCCTTCCTTCTCTTGTGTACATATCCTTTTCCATTACATTCTTTACAGTGATAAGCCTCTGTCTTGTAGAGTATATCCGTGTTCTGTTCTACTGTATTAATAAACTCTGCTTGCGTATTTACGTAATCAAATAACTCTGCCCAATATTTTTTATCTTTAACCTTGCGTGAAAATATCACCCAAGATACCTGCTCTGGACTGCCCAGATTGATAGAGGTATCTCCCATTAATTCAGATACCTTGTTCTGTAATCTGTCCTGTATCTCTACCTTCTCTCGTTCAAACTCTTTTCTAACAGTGTCGAGAGCATCACCGTCCACCTTCACACCTCTCATGTACATACGAGTAAGAGATTTACATACCTCATTAGTAATATCCCTGACAGGTATAAGCGATTCATTTTCTTTATCTCTGTATATAGATTCTAATCTCTCGTAAAGAGCAAGCGTAAGAGACAGGTCGTTCTTCAAATATCCTGACAACTCATCATGGGGAATATCTCTGGTGCTATATCCTTTGCTGAAATATTCTTTCAGAGTTCCTTGTTTAGCGAATGATAACTCATACCTTTCAGCACAGGCTTCTAACGATAGGGGTCTTTTGATACCTCTGCAGAGAAGATACTCAGCCAACATGGTATCATATATCTTACCATCGTACTTGAAGCCTGTAGCCCACAGCCATTGTAAATCATGTTGAGCATTATGCATGATCAGTAATTCAGTAGTGTCTAGCATATGCTGTAGCTGTTCAACAGCAGGTCTAGTGTCCTCGTTATCTAATTCAGCATGGTCGAATGTAAGAACAGTATTATATCGGTTCTCTGTATCTGTATACCCAACCATTACGAGGCTGTTGTCTTCTTCGAAAGGGTCTAGATGTAGCTTATCATCTCGCTTTGTAGTGGTATTCTCTACGTCTAATATAAGTTTTCTCATGGTGTGTACCTCGATATGTCTCCGTCTAATTCAACATCAATACCACCGTGCCATCCACCTGTCAACTTATTTTTTGCTACAACTAATTTTCTGCTAGATAAATCTTCCTCCTGTCCTTCTACCAGAGGAGGCTTGGCGATCAGTATCATTAAATCTGCTTCAGCCGCCTTGCCTGTCTTACTGCCCTCAAGCATAGATTGATTAGGCAACATCTTTCCTTCAGCTTCAGCCGATAGCTGACTCATCCAGAAGATAGCACAGTTATGTGATTTAGCGATATTCCTAGCATATATTGCCGCTTCCCTTAATAATACATCAGACTTCTCGCTGATCTTAGGTGCAAACTTATCGCCCATATCAAGCACAACGATGTCAGGCTGATACGTTTTTATAACCTGCTCTACCCAAGCCATATCCCTGCCTGTGCAATCTTTAATATGTAAGTTGCCTCTAACTTTATCGTAGATCATCCCTGCTTTAGCAGGATTATTTTTAACATCTTTCAATGTCATTCCTGTTGCCGCAGATAACTACCTCGCACCTACCCTATGGTATGCTTCCTCATTTAAAAGCACCAGACATTTTGCACCCTGATGTGCA